TTTGAAAGGAGAAATTAGTATTAACTATGTAGCCTAATTAGGCTCAAAACAAGATAGACATGAGCACTTTTGTAAAACATTTCAACAAGAAAATCCCTCACAGGTGGTATAAGGAAGGAAAGAAGATATTTCAACTAACTCCTGAAGGTATGTTTGATAAAGAATCTCGATATTTTCATTGTGAATATATCGAAAATAACTATAAGAGAGGATGTTACATTATAGGATTTAATCTTTATGATGATATGATCCAAATAACAGAGGATGAGTGGGAGAACGCTTTGAAAAATTGTATAAACCCATATTAAAGACAAAAGAGATATGAAGAAATATAGAGTATATGACTGTTACGGACACAACGTAGCTGTATTTTTTGAAGAAAAAGATGCATCAGACTATTGTAATTGGAAAAACTCTTATAAAGGATGGAAACACTACACGTATGAACCTGCAATTGATTAACGTAAAAAAAAGAACAGAAATGGATATAGATAAATTTATTAATAGTACTATCAAAAGCTATGAATGTTATCGAAAGAATTGTGACATCATAGCTAAGGAGGCGCAAAGATATATCGACTTTGATAAATTCGTTTCTTGCGAATATATCAATGGCGTAGGACTTAGTATATTGGTAACGTTACCTGAAACAGATGATTATACTATTCCTGAATGTGTATGTCCTGTAGTAGGATTCTTTGAATATGCCAAAGGTAAGGACAAACTATCAGTAGATGACATTAAAAAACTATCATTATGAAACAGACATTAGAATCGGCAGCAATAAATGAATTGTTTTTCAGTTATGCTTGTACGTCAAGAAATCTATCATTTGAGGGATTGGTATATGATAGAAATGCAATGCTCAATATGTTCCGAAAAGGTGCAGAATGGCACGCAAAGCAATCAATTGAGGTCCTTTTCTCTGTTTTAGAAAACTGGGTACATGGCGGTGATGCTGATTGCATCATTGCGGAGTTTGAAGAAAAATTAAACAATAAATAGTATGATATTAAAAGATATAGTAAGCTTATTGGCTAACCGGATAAACCAACCTTGTGTAATAGAGTACTATTTACGAAAAGTGTATGCAAAAGGTTATGAGGCTGGAACTAAGCAATCCCCGTGGATAAACGTTGAAGAACGGTTGCCGGAAACAAATGATGGACAATCTTTATATGAAGTCATCGTAGTTACTTCCGATAGAAGATTCTTAGTTGTAATCAATACAGAAGTAGAACATCTTGTTGGGCTTTTGGGAGTCACCCACTGGATGCCAATCCCATCTTTCGATGAAATACTCGAAGCCAACAGAGATGTACTAGAACGGATTAAAGGGAAAGGAGATTGATGATGACAGCAAAAGAATTAAGTAAGTTAATCACTACTGGCAGAAAACTGAAAAAGTTTATTAAAGAAACTCTCCCTAAAATCAGAGAAGAGTATCAAAGTCATAGCCGTAGTGGAATAGATAAACATACAGATGGATTTGGCAAAAGGGAGGAGACACAAAGTATGAATATAAGGAATCTTTGTTATTCTTCTTTTTCCGGCAGTTATGGAAATGGAAACTCATATTCGGATATAGCAAATATGGATACTGATTTGATGCAGGAATACTTTATCAAATATCTGAATAAGCATAAGGATGAAATAATGGAGGGAGTAGCAGATTTAATGATAAATGATGCAAAATCAAGTCAAGAAGATGCTATTAAGGAAATAGATGAATATAAAAAATCACTGCTAAAACTATTGGAGGAATAAAGAAAGGAGATTAATATGGATAAAATCAAATGTATAACTTTCGATAAAGCAGCACAAGATGCTTTGCCGGAACACATCAAAGTTAAAATGAAAGCTGACAGGGAAAAAGCCCGATTAGAGGCATATCAAAAGCAATGCCCATGCTGGAACAGTGAAAACAATAGTTGTTATGACTACAACTGTCCTTGTGATAGAGATTGCGAATATATGAGAAACTTTAAATAGAAGAACTAAAGAAAGGGAATAATTATGGTAGTAGAACTAAATAAAGAAGATTTATGCAACTTGCTTGGTGGTACTACGCCACCTTTAAACTTAATTACTAAAATAAGTAGAATGGGACTTGGATATTATACAGGTGGGTTTGAGGAAAGATGGACATGGAGGATTGATATTGCTTGGGAAGATTACACTGAACAGGAATTATGGGATTTGTATAAGGAGATAACTAAAAATGATAAATAACTATGCCAACAACACTAAAAGAAACTTATCCAACAGCCAAGAAAGAGCATATATGTGATTTTTGTGCCTGCAAGATACAGCTGGGGCAAAAGTATGTCCGCCAGACAAACATATATGACGGAGTAGTGTACGACTTCATAACGCATCAAGAATGTAAGGAAGTAGCTCGTAAATTGAGAATGTACGATGATTGCGATGATAGTGGACTAGATGGAGAATCTTTTCGTGAAGAATTGGATTCATACGTATATGCTAACCATTACGATGAACATACAGATGATGTTTATACTAGTTGGCAGGTGAATCACTATGAGATAGCTAAAAAGGTTTTGAAAGAACTTAAAAACGAATAACTATGGGATTTACAACAGCAGCGTTTATTAGACGCAATACACCGGAGCTTCGGAAGAAGTTGGAGGAGTTGGGATATAGATTGTATGGGGCGGAACTTAACGAAGATTTATGTATTTTCACTGAACCCGAATACGGTCTATATAGTGTTGAGTTTTTCAGTAACATTCCACATCCTGACGAAACCGATAGTGTTGATTGCGGAACTAACGAAGAACTTTTCTTGGCAATAGCCGCATTGAGGGATGATACGAGTGCAAATCAATGGTTTGTAGCAGATTCACCGCTTAGCGTTTCTTATGATGATACTGTGGGTAATGACCATTATTTTACAGAGCCTAAAGGTAGCGTATTCTTTTGGGATGAAAATTGGAATCATGCCACTATTATTTCAGGAAATTACCACAAGGCTACCGTAGAAGAACTGATCGAACACTTTAAAGAAAAGGAGAAATAAAATGAATCGTACAATAAAATTCAGAGGGAAGTCAGTCTTAAATGACGAATGGATTTATGGTGATTTAGTTCATAGAATTGATAGCCCAAAAACAATTTCTCCGGTACAAATCAATGGTATTGGTGTTAAAGAACAAACCGTAGGTCAGTTCTCCGGTTTATTCGACAAGAACGGAAAAGAAATCTATGAAGGAGATATTCTTCACACTGTTACATTTGGTTTTAATCCAGAAGAATATACAGCTATTATCCTATATCGTAATTGTAGTTTTCAACTTTCTAATGGTCGAAATTTATTCTATTTCGGGCAATCTGATCTTACAAAAATGGATGATACTATCGTGATTGGAAATATCCACGATAACCCAGATTTAATCAAGGAGGAATAGCCATGCCAATAAGCGAAGTATACAATATAGACCGAATGGATTTCTTAAAGAAATTCCCAGATAACTTTTTTGACTTGTTCATAGATGATCCACCATACGGAATTGGAGCGGATAATCCTTCGATCAAGCCCAATACAGTAAAACAGAATAATGGAAACATATTGCCTGTCAAACAATCCGTTTATCCGAAATCCGATTGGGATTCACGAGTTCCCCCTCCAGAATATTTCGATGAAGTAAAAAGGGTTAGCCGAAATCAGATAATATGGGGAGTAAACTACTTTAATTACGACTTTACCGGTGGACGCATTGTTTGGGATAAGCTAAATGGTGATACTGACCAATACGATTGTGAAATAGCTTACTGCAGTATGAATGACAGAACTGACCTTGTATATTGCATGTGGCGAGGCATGATTCAGGGAACCTATTGCGGAAAAGATTTATCTAAGGCAATTATCCAGCAAGGAAACAAAAAGTTGAATGAAAAGCGGATTCACCCCTGCCAAAAGCCTGTAATTCTATACGCATGGTTACTCAATCAATATGCTAACCCCGGTTATAAGATCGGTGATGCTCACATGGGTAGTCAAAGTAGCCGGATTGCAGCTTACAAGCTAGGATTCGATTACTGGGGATGTGAAAAAGACAAGTTTCATTTTAAAGAAGGTAATTCTCGTTTCCGTTATGAATGTCACGGAGAGATAAAAACGGGGAAAGGGACATTAGTACAAACAAGCCTGTTTGGCGTATAGGTTTAGTGTTATGGAAACAATAGAATTAATACTTAAAATCGCATTATTCATCCTTAATGCCACAACCGTTGCCATCATTGTAATTTTGATAGGTAAATGGCACAGACGCATGGAGGGCAAGCTGAATGACATCAAAAGTTATATCCAGCACGTGACGGATCGTAATGATATCGTATACATCAATCAGCTTGAAAATCTCAAAAGAGATCTGATAAAAGCTGAACGTTACGAAGATGTAGAAAAGATAAGTAAATGTATTGAACAGGAATACAATTATCTTAAAAGAAAAATGGAAGACAGAGAACAAATGATTGACCCTTTAAAATGATTATGAACCTATAAATTCTTTGGTATTTTGAAATTTGAGTGTATCTTTGCGGTGAACACGCCAAGTTCATGTATTAGACATAATTTGTAGTAGCTATTTTTGTGGCTATGCATTGCGTTTATATTGCAAAGATATAGGGGCTATCACTCACATGGGTTACTACAATTATGTAATAACTTGGACTTGGCGGTTCGTGAGGCGATAGCCTTTCTTATTTTTAATAACTCAAATTTCATAACATGCCAAGTCCAATGAAATTAGAGAAGGATCGAAGTACAGTAAATCCTACATCTACGTCCGCACCACGAAAGCGTGTATCTTATCGTAAATTTGAAAAAGAGAAGAATGCCAAGAATGAGGCTTACTTCTTTATATTGTCCCATAACCTTCTCAATGAGTTTGCAGAGTTCTGCAACAATTATCATTCCGAAGATCCACATAAGGATTGTATGGAGTTCCTATTATCTAATATTTAAAACGTAAGGTGATGAACAATTTAATACTAAGCAATAAAAAAACTATGAGTTCTCTTGAAATTGCAGAACTCGCAGGTAGAAATCATAAAGATGTTTTGGAATCCATCAGAAAAATGGAGCCTGCATGGGAAAAGTTATGTGGGCGGAAATTTCCGCTTACATCAAAAAATGTTGAAATGCCTAATGGCGGATTTAGAGAAACACCATGCTATGAACTTGACTACAAAGAATGTATGTATGTCGCAGCAAAATTTAATGATGAGACAAGGGCAAAGTTAGTTCTTCGTTGGGATGCCTTAGAAACAGGTAAAGCCACTCCTGCATATCAAGTCCCTTCTTCTTTTAGTGAAGCCCTAATGTTAGCGGCACAACAGCAGCTTCAAATTGAAGAGCAGCAAAAGCAAATATCCTATATGAGCACAGAGATTATCGAGATGAAGAAGAAAACCGATTATCTTGAAGTTATTTTATCTAGTAGAGGAACAGTAACAACTACGCAAATTGCACAGGACTATGGAATGTCTGCCAAGGCTTTCAACAAAGTGTTATCAGATTTAAAGATTCAACATAAGGTAAACGGTCAATGGATATTGTATGCTCCTTATGTCTCAAAAGGATATGTTCATAGCAAGACAGTTAATATAACTCATAAGGATGGTCGTCCGGACACTGTACTAAATACCGAATGGACTCAAAGAGGAAGAATATTCCTTTATGAAAAGTTAAAGGTAGCTGATATACTTCCTTTGATTGAACGAAGCGTTATGGATAGCGCAAGCTAAATCAGATTAATTCCCCAAATGTCTTTTTGATATTTGGGGAAGTTTTTTTTAATGTAAAACAGATTATGAACCAAGCAGACAGCAACCTACTGGCGGAATGTATGAAGGAAGCCATGAAAGTGGAATTCCTGGACACCAGCGAAGAGATAAAGTTATGGGCTTATTCCCTGTATAATGCGAAAATATGGGGGAGGAGTGTAAAGTAATAAACAGGGAATTATTAACTTTGTGCTACATGTCAAGTGGCATGTAGCTAATCAGACGAAAAGACATGAAGTTATCAGTAAAACAGGAAAATTTTTGTAATTACTATATTGAGTGCGGAAACGCATCCGAGGCTTATCGTCGTGCATATTCTTGCTCTAATATGAAAGATGAATCAATAAATGTTAAGGCTGTCGAATTGTTAAACAACGGTAAGATTACGGTAAGGGTAAAAGAGCTTCAAGAAGAACTAAAGAAGAAATCAGACATTACAAAAGAAGAGGTCTTAAATATGCTTAAAAGCTTTATGTATGCTGACATACGTAATTTCCTTACCATAAAAAACGGCAATGTTATTTTCAAAGATAGCGAAGATTGGACTGACGAAATGGCAATGCAAGTCGAAAGCGTGAAACAGGGGAAAGAAGGGATTGAAATAAAGCTGAATGGGCGGACATGGACTATCCAAAGGATATGTAAAATGCTTGGTTTTGATTCTCCGCAAGACGTCAATGTGAACATGATATCTCCTATGACTAAAGAGGAAGCCAAACGAATAATAGAAGACTTATGATGGGGGAAGGATATGATTATATACGGGCGTTTTGCTTATCAGGAACGTTAAACTATACGAGATACTTCTTTAAAGCAAGATTCGGTCGCAAATTTGTAGTAAACGACCATCATGTAAAGATATGCCAGGCTCTTGATGATGTGATTGACGGAAAGATAAAGAAACTGATAATAAACATAGCTCCGAGGTATTCCAAGACAGAATTAGTGGTTAAGAACTTTATATCTTATGGACTTGCAATCAATCCATCTGCTAAATTTCTTCATTTATCTTATTCGGATGATCTGGCTAATGATAATTCAGAAGAAGTAAGAGATATAGTTAAGTCGGAAGAGTATAAGCGGGTGTTCCCTTATGTAGACATAAAGAAAACAAGCGATGCAAAAAAGAAGTGGTACACAACAGAAGGTGGTGGAATGTATGCTACAGCTGCCGGAGGACAGGTTACAGGTTTCGGAGCTGGTGCTGTGGACGATGAAAACGATCTATCCAAAGCATTAGAAAAGTTTAAACCGTCGTCCAAATTTGCAGGTGCATTGATTATTGATGATCCGGTTAAGCCTGAAGATGCAATATCAGACACTCCAAGAGAAAAGGTAAACCAAAGGTTTGAAACAACTATAAGGAACCGTGTAAACTCACGGAATACCCCTATTATAATCATTATGCAAAGATTACATGAGCATGATCTTTGCGGATATTTGATGGAAACCGAACCGGGAGAATGGACAGTTTTGTCTCTTCCGGCAATAGTGTATGGGGACGGTAAGGAAAAAGCTTTATGGGAATTTAAACACACCCTTGAAGAGCTGCACAGGATGCAGAGAGTAAACAGCTATGTATTTGAAACCCAATATATGCAGAATCCAACTCCTATGGAGGGGTTAATGTATGGTAAATTTAAGACTTATGAGACTATTCCAATAACCAATAGAGCAATAAGGAAAAACTATACAGACACAGCCGACACAGGAAGCGACTATTTATGCTCTATCGATTACATCGATACGGAGATAGGGAATTTCATTCTTGATGTCCTTTTTACACAAAAGGAGATGGAATTTACCGAGCCGGAAACAGCTAAAATGCTTACTAAAGACCAAATATCCAAGGCAAATATAGAAAGCAATAATGGAGGAAGGGGATTTGCCCGGAATGTAGAGAAACAGATGCGGATGATTGGCAACCCCAAGACCCAAGTAAGTTGGTTTCATCAGTCAAAAAACAAAGAGGTTCGGATCTTTACCAGGTCTTCCGAGGTGATGAATCTTACTTATTTTCCTGCTGATTGGGAAAGGAGGTGGCCGGAGTTTGCGTCTCAACTGAAAACATACAGGAAGAAGGGGAAAAACGCTCACGATGACGCATGCGACGCTCTTACAGGAACTGTGGAGATGAGAGGTGAGGTAGATGTTCTGTACTATAAGAAAGGGGAAATAGGGGTAAATAATCAGATATTTGTTGAAATACACCCCAATATAAACGGATTGTTTATAATGGTTTCTTATTGCGTTGTTGGCGGAAAGATATTCATGATTGATTGCTTGTTATCCGATTCGTTAATACCCGTTGATCGGCTTATAAATAAAACAGACGGGAATGTACAAATGGAGATTCCTGTAGAGATGAAGCATTACGCAGACGATTACAGGAAGCTTATCGACCATGATTTGTGGGTAAGAGAAGAATTAACAGACAAGAAAACCATGATTGAATCTTATAAATCGATTATTAAAACTATCTGCTTCCCAGAGTCAAAAGATTCATTTTCTGCTTTAATCGCCAATATGTCTGATTATGATGGAATTAATAGTTTTGAGGCTATGTATGTATTATCTTGTGTCTGTGCTCGTGTAAAATCTTCGAATATAGTATAATAGCATAAAATAATTATCTATTTTTATTTGGACTAAATAGAAATAATTTCTATATTTGCGGTGAGGATAACAATCCCTTCGTGTGAAGATGCGCGGAACCTATAATTTTTATACTATCGGATTTTTCGTTAGTATTTTTGTCCGTAAAGACCTCTTTATTTCGTAGGGAATGGTTATCTCAAATCAGATAATCATTCTTTTTATGTCTAAATTAGGAAATTGGTTTCAAAAAAAGATTAATATATCTGTTCCCTCCATGAGAGAGACAGTAAAGGCTATTGAAAAGGATTCTAATGGGAATTTCTGGTATCTTACCAATTTCTTCTCACCATCTGGTAAAATCAAAAATGATTATGATCTAACCTTGGATCAGGATAAAGCTGATTCCCTTCTTGTATGTACCCCGTTTTCTACTGTTATAAATAAAGTCGGTTCTCTCTTTGCAAATGGGAGAATATATGTTACAGACAAGGATGGAAACGAGAAAGAGGGGTATAATGATATTAGAGAATTGCTTTCACGTCCTAACCCACTTCAAACAAGAGTTGGATTTTTTAAAGAGATTGAGATGTCTCTTAAGCTTTTCGGATATTGCCCCATTTTCACTGTAAGAGCAACAAAAAAATCATTGCCGCTCGCAATGTATGTCATACCTGCGCAGATATTTCACATGGTTTCTTCCGGTAAACTATTCCGCCAGTATGATATAAAGGATATTGTTTCTAGCGTATACTTGGAGTGGAATGGTTTGCAGGAAGAATTATCCGACGAAGATTACTTTGTAATTTACGATAGTTCTGCAAATGTTAATGGTTCCAATCAGGACATAGAATTCTCTTCGGTTACAGACTCCCTTTCTATGCCAGTTAATAACTGGATTGCAGCAATGACAGCCAGTTATCAGTTAATTGTAAATGGCGGCCCCAAAGGTATTATTTATTCTGATTATACCGATAAGATGGGTAATCAGGCTATGACACCAGAGGAAAAAGAAATCTTGGAATCTAAACTAAAAGAAAAATATGGTATTCTCAATAAATTTCCTATCCTGACATCAAAAATAAAGCTTGGCTGGATTCCTTTGAATTATGATGCATCCCAGCTTAAACTTCACGAAGAGGATGAACGGTGTAGTAGAAAGATATGTAATGCAATAGGTATTGACTATAGTTTATTTGATGAATCTAAATATGACAATAAAAGCATAGCGGAAAAGTCCGCTTACCAAGGTCTTATTATTCCTGATTCAGAGAAAGTAACGGAGGCTTTGACAGAGGCTATTTGCCCCAAAGGTGTTTTTATAAAGTTGGATTATACTCATATCGATTGCCTTCAACAAGATAAATCGGCCTCTTCTTCTGCATTTCAGAAAATGGCATCTTCTTTAATTCAATTAGTTGAAAAAGGTCAAATAACTCTTGATGAATCCAGGAATGAGCTGGCAAAGTTTATAGATATCGATCCTGATAATCCAAAAGGCGAATTAAAAACTAATAACTCTATCGAAAATGGACAAAACTAATAAATATAGCGGAAGAATGGGGATGCAGTATAAGACATTCTCTATTTATGCAAAAGAAGTAAATTACGACAATGAAAGCCGTACTATCAGCGGCTACGCTGCAGTCTTTGGCAATAAAGATAAAGCCGGTGATGTCTTGATTAAAGGGTGTTTCTCAAAGAGTATTCAAGACAGAGGTCCGGAAAGTTCTGCTAATGACAAAATAATTATGTTATGGATGCATAATATGAATGAGCCTATAGGCCGGATTACAGTATTAAATGAAGATGAAAAAGGACTTTATTTCGAAGCAATAATAGATGAAGTTCCGAGAGGAGAACAGGCAATAAAACAGCTCGAATCCGGAACTTTGAACCAGTTCTCAATCGGATATCAGTATGTGTGGGAGAATTGCGAATACGATGCGGAAAAAGACGCTTTCATAGTGAAAGAGGTAAAGCTTTATGAAATATCAGTAGTCTCTATCGGTTGCAATGGGGAAACAGAATATTTGGGGCTAAAATCTATTGAGGATGCGGAAAAAGCTTATGAAGAATTAAATACCGAAATATCTGAAGTGTGTTCAGGAATGCCTGCATCCAAACAGCAAAAGATACAAAGAATTATATCAAAAGCAATGTCACTTGCGTCATTCAGGCCGGAGATTCGGAAAGAATCTACACCTGAAGGAGAGGAAGCCGACATGCACGGCAATAAGGTAAAATCAATGTTCAAAAATTTAAAATTAAAGTAAGTATGGGAAAAGAAGTGAAAAAGGTTGAGTTTAAGGATTTCCTTGATACTAAAGGATTGTCCGAAGACGAATCTAAGGTTTTTGAAGTGTTTTCCAAGGGGCTGGATGGCTACATGGAGGCTCTTTTCGCCCAGTTTATTAAAGACGAGATTGATTCTAAGTCTATGAAAGAATCAATTGATAATGCAACGAATTCTATCGAGGAGCTGAAGAAAGAAGTCAACGGGTTTGCAGATAGTGAATCTATCAATGAACGCTTGAAATCATTTGAAGAAACAATCGTCCGGATCAAAGCTGCGACCGAAAAAACAAATGGAGGAACATATAAATTAAAATCTATTGAAGATCAATTGCGGGAGCAGCTGAAAGCGTATATTACCGAAAATAATAACGGCTGTTCTACGGTTGATTTGAAATCGGCATGTAAAGCATCTCCCGGTAACAAACTAGAGCTGAATCTTGTTGTAAATACGAAAGATGCTGCAGTTATATCTTCCGGTTCTTTGGCTCCTCATTACGGTGTTGAAATTGACCCGAATTTATCTGTAAATCCAAGGTCTCAAACTGTTATCCGTAATTATGCTAGTGTTTCTGGTACAAATAGTAGATCACTTATTTATGCAGAATATGTAAGTAAGGATGGTGATGCTGCATGGGTTCCTGAAGGGGGATTAAAACCGTTGATGGACGCAACTCTTGCGGAAAAGACTGTTACGGCTGCCAAAGTTGCAATTGCAGCTAAATTCACAGAAGAAACGCTTTCTGATTTCCCAAGCTTTGTGAATGAGGTGCAAACAGAAATGGTGAACAAGCTTGGTATAAAAGAAGAACAGGGTATCTTGTCAGGAACTGGAACGTCCGGTGAAATCAAAGGTGTAGCCACAGATATGCCGGCCTTCTCTTTGACAAATTTTTATATTGACAGGGCTAATATGTTTGACGCTCTTGTGGCAGCTTATTCGCAAATCGTTTCCACCAGTGAAATGGCTTATCGTCCAAACTTGGTGCTGATGAACCCTCTCGATTATGCTTCAATGCAATTAACGAAAGACGCCAATGGACAGTATTTGCGCCCATTCCGGTACAATGACGAACTAATCCAAGGATTAAGAGTTGAGACTACTACTGCAGTAGCGCAAGGAGATTTCATCATGGGAGATTTCTCTTATTTGAATATCCGTGACTTGTGGGCTCTTTCAATCTCTCTAGGCTGGGAGAACGATGATTTCAGAAAGAATATCGTGACGGTGATTGCCGAAAAGAGACTGATGTGCTACATCAAATCGCAATATAAGACAGCATTTGTCAAGGACAAATTCAATACAGTTATTGAAGGTATCACTAAATCAATTGATTAAAGTATGGGAAAAGAATACAATATGAATTTGACAAAACGCTACAAGGTAACGTTTATCAAAGATGGTACAATGTATAAAAGTGGAGAGGAAGTTATGGTAGGCATGCCTCTTGCCAGCAAGTTTTATGCAGAAGGTAAAATTGAAGCGACTAGCGAATTGGTTAATGATGCCAAGGCTTTAGGATGCGAAGAACTTTTCACCAAACGTAAAAAGACTAATTCATGATAATTGACGGCTCATATTTTACAGGATTGCTAAGTCTCGGTATAATCTGGGATATAGACGATGATTCAATCACAAGAAAAGCAGAACGGGATAATCTCCAATCGTATATCGATTTATACGAGAGAAAGTTCCTCCGAATGGTCTTGGGAAAAAGTATGAGCCGTGAATTCATAGAATATCTTCTATCAGGCAAAAATGATATCGATAAATGGGAAAGGTTGAAAGATAAGCTTTCCAGTAAAGGATATAGCCCAATCGCTAATTATGTGTATTTTCACTATGTTAGACGGTGTGGGGTAGTACAAACTCCGGTAGGGACTGTATATGCCTCTGATGATAAAAAGGCGGATCCAAATCCTCTTTTGATTTCTGCTTGGAATAATATGGTGCAGATGAATGAAGATTTGTATGATTTCCTGGAATTAAATAAGGAATATGACGGCTTTGTTTTTAACACAACCATGCTTGAGTGCATAAATGGACTGGGAATATGAAATCAATAAACGACATATTCAGAGATATTGTAGATAATACTGCTAAAATATATGGCAGTAATGTTTCCTATATGTTTGGAGATTGGGAATATATTGCCGGTCAGTTAACAGAATGGAGCCAGTCACAAGAAACGAGTAAACTGAAGTTTCCTATAATATGCCTGTATTCCCCGTATATTGAGGATCGTACATCTAAGGTCCCAAACGCCAGTCTTGAGTTTATTATCATGGTAGATACTCGGAAGGAGTATCTTAATGAGGAAAGGGAAAGAGTGTCGTTTGTCAATGTTCTCCGGCCTGTTTATGATGCTTTCATAAAAAGCATACTTGCATCGCCGGACATTGTTAATGAGTATAACGGTGTAATTCCTCATTTATATACGGAAAACTACCGATATGGCAGAAAAGGAGTGGAAGCTGACGGTAAACCATTTAGAGATTTCATCGACGCTATTGAGAT